GGCAAAACTGTGGGTATTCACGATACTGAGTGGACACATTATGTTGAATGTGCTGGTCTGACTGGTTATAGAAACCCTCCATTTCCGGGTTTTGACATTGAAAAGGAAGCCCGAGCATTGGCAGAAGGCGGTGAAGAACATCAGTACTACGGTCACCAATGGGATCAATTATGTACAGAATTTCTACCCATGTCTTACAAACGTGTAGAATATGTAAGTTTTGAAAACTGGGTTCAGAAGGCTACTTGGCTGACAGGGGGTGCCAGCAGTGTGGGACGACTCGAGGTGAAAGATGAGCAGGGTAAAGTTATCAAAATAAAAGCTAGAAAAAACATGGTTGCTGATGTTGTGGATCTTGCTACTCTATCAAAAGATGCATTATCTTATGACAAACAGGAGAATTCTGTTATTATTAAAAGTGAACTAGGTAAACTGAGACTGGCTGTTGCTGGTGATATATATAACTATCTGAAAATGACGTGGATAACTGAGTTGTTAGGTGGCGCATATTATGACTGGCCCGGCAACACGAGTGAGGAAGATTTCGAGCAACAAACAAAACGGTTGTATAAGATGTTAGAGCTATGTTCTAAGATGTATGGATTACCCTACGATTATGCAGGATTTGATCATCAACCTACCACTTTAGAAATACTTGGTATTGTCAAACGGTTATGTAGTCATGCAAAGTTGAATGTACCCGAATCTGAGTGGAAAGTGTATGACGATATTGTCCATTCTATCGTGACTGGCTTCAACACTGCAACCTTAGCTGTAAAGCTAGACGGCTTGGATAAGGTTTTCCGCGTTACTGGTGGCTTAATGTCTGGGCTAAGATGGACTAGTACTGTTGGCAACGCCTGGAATTCAGTTATGACCGGATTGGCTATGAAGATGCTTTCGAGTTGGGGTATATCAACTGGGTCTATTGAACGATTCATTAGAGGAGATGACAGTGCCATATTTACTGAGAATTGGGCAAGTGGGGCAGCGATGAATATTGCATACGATGCGATAGGAGCAAGAGCAGGGCAAGGTAAGTTTAGTCTACAGTACCACAAGACTGAATTTTTGAGGGTCTGGTTTGAAGACAGGTGTTACGGTTACCCAGCTAGGGCAATTCCTGGACTTACTCAGCGTAAACCGTGGTCGAGCAACCCCTGGTCCGAAGACATGATTCTTCGTGCCATCTTTGAGGCTATTAGAACGTTACGAAGACGTGTCTTAAACCGAGACCAAGTGCTTGAAGATATCTGGGCTACCCTACGTTGGGTTTGGTGTTCCAGTCACAATCTACCTGTAGCCGTGTGTTGGACACCATCGCACGCTGGGGGGTTTGGCATAGAACCACCTCGCATCGGTGAAAACTGGCATATTGTACCTGCTGTTCCGAAAGCTGACTTGACTGGGGGATTTGAAGTTCTGAATCAGTTGCCATGGAGAAGTGAGAAGATAAAGGACTATGCCAGAGACAGGTACGGTCTAGATGTTTCCCACGTTGCAGCGGCACTGGCGAAAGAAGATTTGCTGTCCACCGTAACAGCCGACAATGTACCGGCTTTTGCCAAACAGGTTCGTACATCGTGGCTGAC